ATGAAGGAGACATATTTGGATGATGAATACTTAAGAAGGCACGAGCATGAAGAGTTTGCAAGACGTGTTGATCAAGAAAATAAACGCCAGAATCGCAGATTAGATATCATAGATTCTACGTTAAGCCAATTAAATGAATTGACAATTTCTGTACAGAATCTTGCAACGAGCATGAAACACATGTTAGACATTCAAACAGAACAGAACAAACGGCTTGAAGAGCTAGAAAACCGAGACGGAGAGAAATGGAGAAGCATCTCTATGTATGTCCTGACTGCGTTAATTGGAGCAGTGATCGGATTTGTACTCAAACAAGTTGGAATATAAGAAGGAGAGATAAGATGAAAGAATTATTTGAACAGAATAAAGTACTATTTTTAGCAGTGATCACAATTTTGATTGCTGTTTTTTTAATTAAGAAACTGATTGAATATGTACAGAAGAAAGGATTGGAAGGCATTAGATTATATGTCTATGAGTTGTTCGTAGAAGCAGAGGAACGATTCAAAGAATCTGGACAAGGACAAGCTAAATTTGATTATGTAATTCAGCTGGCGAGATCGCTATTACCGAAGCCAGTACAGATTTTTGTGACTGATAATATGTTAAAAGAAGCTGTGCAACTGTGGTTTGACGGCATTAAAGATCTACTCGATGATGGTAAATTAAATGCTTCAATTTTAGAAGAAAGAGAAGAAGAGAGAAAAGGAGAGTGATCGGTATGGCACATGTAACAAATAAATGCATCAAGCTTGTGAAAAAATTTGAAGGACTTTATAAAAAAGCTTATCGAGATGAGGTCGGTGTCTGGACGATCGGCTATGGAATTACTAACGCAGATAAATCTATCACAGGAGCAACGATAAAAGCTGGACTCGTGATCTCTGAAAAGACAGCGGATAACTGGCTTGAAAGATCACTGAATAGCAAATATCTGCAAAAAGTCATGAAATATGATAAAAAGTATAATTGGAATCAGAACGAAATTGATGCCCTTGTATCTTTTGCATATAATATTGGCAGCATTGATGGGCTTACAGCTAATGGAACTAGATCTAGAGCTACGATTGCAGCTAAAATTTTAGAATACAACAAAGCTGCTGGGAAAGTCTACAGAGGATTGACAAGAAGAAGAAAAGCAGAAAGAAAACTATTTTTGACAGCGACAAAAGCTAAGAAGAAAGCTAAGAAGAAAGCTGTGAAAAAAGTCTACGCAAAAGTTAATACTAAGCATGATCCGTTGACAATCAGAAAGTCTGCATCTTCGACAGCAGCAGTGCTTGGAAGAGTACCGAAGAAATCTAAAGTTAAAGTAATAAAAAAAGGCAGCACGTGGACGAAAGTTAAGTACAAGAGTGTAACAGGGTATTCAGCCACAAAATACCTTAAATTTTAATATTAACCAGGGGAGAAATCCTCTGGTCTTTTTTTATTGCAGAAAAATAATGTAAAAATATAAAAAAATAATGTAAAATCTATTGCATTTTGCGTAAAATAGTGTATAATATAATTATAAGATAAATAAAACATATTGGTAAATATAAAGGAGAAAAGGTTATGAATAAAGATATTAAAAGTGAAGTTTACAATGCACTGGCAAACATCATGTTTGAAACAGGGGCAAGCAAAGAGGATATGGATAAAGCGATCAACTGGTTCAATGAAAAATTTTATGTAGATGCAAACGAGGAGGAAGAAAATGATTAAATTTGAAAAAGGACAGGTTTATACAGGAAGTGATTCAGATATCTATGTAAAAGGAGCATACGGAAGCATGGTAAGATTCATCGAAGGATGTTCCCCAGCAGCGATCCATGATATGCAAGAAATCCCAGCAGAGAACTTAGAAGAATACATCAATGAATGGGGATTCAAGAGAGCTGATCCAGAATACGAAGCATTTTTAAATGCTTAATAAATAACAATAAACATTATGGAGGTAAGAGATCATGAAAATTGAAACATTATTAAACAAAGCGAGAGAAAATGCAAAAAAACAGGTATGGCTAGATTACTTAGATATATGCGATTGGAACGAAGAAAAAACAAAAGAATTGATCAAACGAGAAAGAGAAAATGGAGAATTTGTAAAATTCGTAGAAAGCGAAACAATAGATAATATTTATAAATTAATCAGAACGATCAGGAATACAGCCCTTATGAGCGATGAAGAAAAAGAAGCTGCAATCGCAGAAATTCATAACTGCCCAGAGTGGGAAAGATTAGAAAAAAGAGTTGCAATGACATTCGCAAATCATCTTGTAAAATACGAAAATGTATACATGAAATAATAAATGTTAAGCCCACCCCGGAGGTTACGAGGGTAGAAAGCGAGAAGAAAAATGAAAAATAAAAATTATAAATATTATCAACCGAACGATAAAGACACAAAAGATAAATACGGAGACTGCGTAATCAGGGCATTAACAAAAGTTCTGTGCAAAGACTGGCTAACAGTGTTTGATGAACTTTTACCATATGCCAAAGAATTACAGTGTATGCCAAACGAGCGGAGATGTTATGAAGAGTATTTATTCGATAATGGCTTTGCTTATCAGGGTGTCAGCAATAGAAAAGGGTCTAAACGACCAACTGTTGAGAGCTTTTCAAAGGATCACAAACAGGGCAGTTACTTTGTGAATGTCGCAAATCATGTGGTTGCAATTTCAGATGGCAGTTATTACGACACATGGGATTCTGGGGACTGTTGTTTGTATGGATATTATTATAAAGAGGGAAAATAATTGATAACCAACCGGGAGGTAATTACTCCAGGAGAAGAGGAGTAAAAACTATGACTAAGAATGCAGAAAAGAAAGCAAGATCCATGCTTAGCAGATTATCGTTAGAACAGCTTATCAAAGAGTTCGACATGACAGAAGGTATGCCGGCTAGCTTTGAGTTATCTATGGTCCGTGGTTGGATCATGGACGAGCTTGAGAAAAGGAATCCTACGGCGTATGATAAGTGGCTAGACATGGACTACCCAACGAATAAAGCGTTGAGAGAATTATACTTAGGAGATCAGGCTTTACAAACAGCTGAAACTAAGTAATAATAAGCGTATTAGAGGTTTTAGGAGAAAAGAAGGGAGAAACACACATGTTAACTTACAAGACGGATATCATACAGAGGCTGAAAGAAGCTGGATATAACACTAGCAGAATAAGGAAAGAGAAACTCATATCAGAGAATGCATTGCAGCAGATCAGGGAGGGAGAAATGGTCGCTATAAAAACGCTGACGAAGCTATGTGAGCTGTTGGATGCACAGCCTGGAGATCTTATTGGATATGACAATGGAAATGATAAGATCAGGAAAACTATCACGCTAGACGTAGAATTTGATCGTAATTTCACACCGCCATTATTCTTTGATAATGACGAGGAAAACAGTGTATGCAAGGGCTGTCCGTTTTACTTTTCCAAAGATGAATGCAATCCGTGCTGTGTGTGTCCATCAATAAATGAGGACGAAAAATGCCCGATCCATTTGATAAATATATAATTTTATAAGCTGTTACTTGTTTGTGGTAGCAGCTTTTTTTGATGTTTTGGGAGGTAGAAGATTATGTATAATGCAGTAGACGTAGCAAGCTATATCGTAGGAAGATGTGCGAACCTTGGACGACCAGTAACTAATTTGCAGTTACAAAAAATATTATACTATGTACAATTGAATTTTTTAAGAAGATTTGATGAATGTGCTTTTTGGGATGATATTCAAGCACTGAGACATGGACCAGCAGTGAAAGAGGTGTACTATAAATATAACATCTGGGGTAGAAATGAGATCGTACCTAGAGCCGTACAATCCGCAAAAGAAACATTCTTAGAAAAAGATAGAGAGTTGATTGATCGAGTAACAGATGCATGCCTACTATTGGATCCATGGGAGCTAGTAGAGAGATCACAAAAAGCCGGTGGACCATGGCATCGGAGTTTTGATGGAAACCTTGACAAGGTAATACCGAAGGAATTGATGAAGAAATATGCAAAAGATCACTGATATAATTTAGAAATTATAAATACTTTATACCGATTTAGACCGAGGAAAAACCTTGGTCTATTTTTTTATTGCTTTGGACTGTCCTTGTATTTGTCCGTGGACATTCCATAGACATTCCGTGGAAATTCCGAAGAATGTCCAAAAAAATAAAAACCGAAAATTTCATGGATTTTCCCAAAATTCAATTTTTGCCCCAAAAATGACACGGTACAAATTTTGATCGAACTCTTTCATATTATATATACATAGTCAAACTCGTAAAAAATTACGTTGTCCGATGGACTGTCCGTGGACTGTCCGCGATTTTGTCCCATGAGCATATATACATAACATAAACATAATAAATATATATTAATATATATGGTCAAATGACCTGGCTTTCTTAGTGTGGATATGTGGATAATTTTGTTAATAAAATTGGAAAAATCCAAGTAAACACTTGACACATTGGAGTATTCCAATTATAATAACAAATAACAACAAACAATAACAAACAAAAAGACAAAGGAGAATGAGACATGAAACTAAGAAACGTATCAGGAGTTGTTGGAGGAATCGTTGCTTGCGGAGCAGTTGGAGGCTTACAGCAAGAAACGATGCCATTGTTGCAAGGGACGTTATGCATGATCCTTGGGATCTTGATGATTGCCGCTTGTATGCATGACAGAGACTAAGAAACATAACACACAGTGAACGAAAGGGTGGTACATATGACAGCAGTTAACAGATTAACCGAAGAGCAGATCGAAAAGCTGGCAGTAGAGGTTAGGCAGTTCTTGATTGATCATGAGATGTGGCAAGATGTGGCAATTTATTTTAATGGCAAGTGCTTTACAACATATGACAAAGAAGCTGGAAAATATTATTACAACGATCCAGATCATTTGATTGTTGTAGAGAATAAAGATCCTAATGATTATTTTGACTATGTAGCAGAGGAACACGTACTTAGTATGGGCTTTGAAGGCCCACTATATGCTTTGATTAATTATCCGCAAGGTACAGGGGATTATAGAAAACTATATAAATTTAACCAAATTTTCAAGAACTATGGTTTGTATTACGAACTTGGGGATGCATGGAATTTATCTTGCTATTACGTTTAGAATTTCAAAAAAGGAGAAAAGGAATTATGACATACAGTGAATTTAAAACAAGAATGACAGAGGACGTTAAGAAATACATGGACGGCAATCATCCAGGGTATGAAGTGAGCCTTGAGAACGTCGCAAAGGTAAACAGAGATTTTGTGGAGATGATCGCAATATCAAACAAGGATACACATGAAAGACCAGCGATCGACGTAAAAGAGCTTTGGGATGATGCAAAACGAAGAGGAATGAGCTACGAAGAAATGAGCAGAGAAGTCATGAAGAGATTAGACTTAACCTTGAAAGCAGTTCCAGAGGTCGTACTAGACGATTTAATTGATTTTAAGAGCAGAGTTATATTAACTCTTATCAACACGGAAAAAAATCAAAATATATTATCATACGTGCCTCACAGAACATACTATGAGTTCTCTATCGTGTGCAGATTCATTGCACACGAAGATGAAGAGGCAACAACAAGTGGAATCGTAACAAACAAGATGCTTGAAAAAGCTGGATACACAGAAGAGGAATTATACAAATTTGCTTATGAAAATACGAGAAAAGATGTGGATATTTCTAAAATGTTTGGAATGTATGTGCTTACGACAAAACGCAGAATGTATGGAGCAGCAAGTATTTTGTTCCCAGAGATGGTAAAAGAGATCGCAGATCACTGTGGATGTGACCTGTACCTCATACCAAGCTCAACTTGCGAATGGATGGCTGTTCCGGTAAGAACAATTTCAGGATCAGGAGGTGCCGCTGAGGTCAATAAAATGATCCGTGAAGCAAATTCCGTGGCCGTAGAGGAAGAAGAAATTCTTGGAGAAAGATGTTACCACTACGACTACAAAACAGGCGAAATTAGATTAGCACAGTAAATATTATGCAGTTAACTAGGAGGCAAGAAAATGTATGATTACAGCGGAGATATGAGCTTCTTTCAGAACCAGCTTTCAGATGCCGGAATAACAAAAGACATGTTAGATTTAGATGAATTTGCTGGATCAACACAAGAAGAATTACAGTTGATTGTAGATTATGCGATCAAGGTTCAAAAATCTAAGGAGGATCAGGAAAATGACTAGAGAATATTACGAAATTAACGAAGATGCAGCCAGACAGGCTAAGGCAATGTGGAGCCATTCAGATTATGTGATGGGCAGCAAAACAGAAGAATACAAAAAGGCTGTTGACGAGGCTTATGATCTGGTGGATAAGATCAAAGATCAGAGACCAAAACAAGCTGAAAAAGCGGAGAATATTGCTAGAAGATATGCAAAGAAGCTGGCAGATAATTATAACAAGGGATTCAGAATTGAGCTGATGTGTCCGTCAATATTGATCTCTGGAGCTGGTAATTTCCCAGTGAAGAAAAAAGAAAAGCAGAATGAGGCGAGAGATCGAAACCTCAAAGAATACAATCAAATCCTTGGATATATTGACAAGCTGAAAGATATTTTACACGGCAATGAAGTAATCAAGTCGAAGGATGCAGATGCAGTAGAAATGCTGCAAGAAAAGCTGGACAAGCTCGTTAAGAATCAGAACATGATGAAAGCGGTAAATGCCTATTATCGTAAGCATAAGACCTTAAAAGGGTGTCCAGAGTTTAGCGAAGAGACAGCGATCAAACTGGAAGAATCCCTTGACGATCGAAAGAAAGAACAACACAGAGTTTTTATGCGGTATGAGCTTCAAAATAATAATTCAAACATCAGAAGCATTAAGAAACGTCTGGAAGGGCTAAAAAAAGAAAAGGAACAGGGAGACAGTGAAATCTCACTTGATAAATTTGGACTGGATATCAAGGAAAATAAAGAGATTATGCGAATCCAGTTTTTCTTTTCTGGTAGACCGAAACCAGCAGTAAGAGACGTGATGAAGAGTAAATCGTTTCGCTGGTCGCCGAAAAATGGATGCTGGCAGAGGCAGTTAACATCTAACGGAAGATATGCAGCAAAAAAGGCGGTAGAAGAGATCGAAAAATTAGAATTGGAGGATATTTACGATGAGATTTGAGAAATACGGCTATGCGGTTGAAGTTGATATTGAAACTAAAAAATTTAACGTATCAAACAAATATGGAGATCATGGAGGAGGTTATATCATAAGGAATGTTATAGACGAGCAAATTTGCGAAATTTTATTATTAGATTTTCTTTCAAACCATACTGTAAGCGATATAACAAAGAATCGCTATCAGAAAATGGTCGCATTAAACGAAAAAAATGAATATATACAGTTACAGGCTGTTAAAAGACTGCATTCATATTTTATTCAGGAATATGACAATGAACTTATGTATATTCGATCAGTGTATGCAGGGGAAATCGGCAAGTGCGATATTATTGAAAAAATGAAAGAAATGTATAACATCCAACATGGATTAATGGCAGATGTGTTTAAAAGTCCGTTTGATGATTGCACGAACAAGGGGATATCATCAAAGGCAGATGAATTATATATAGCCTATGACAAAGCACCTCTTATACTGACGGATATCAGAGAGTGCGTAACAGTTGAAAAATTGCAGACGAGATATGGGGAGTATGTGAAATGTAAACCGGTTTATGAATCTAATAACATGTATGCAGCCGGAGGAAATTTCTTGTACACCAGCGATTGCAGATTTAAAGAGATCACAGGCATTGAGTACCCAGTACCGATCCATGATCACAGAGTCGAATTGTTTTAAAAATTAAGGAGAAAAATTTATGAACAAAGTTGTATTGATGGGAAGGCTGACACGAGATCCGGAGGTCAGATATACCGAGGGAGATAACCCAACGACGATTGCGAGATATACACTCGCAGTCGATCGAAAATTCAAGAGAGATGGAGAACCGACTGCAGACTTTATACGCTGTATCGTATTTGGAAGGGCTGCCGAATTTACAGAGAAATACTTACAGAAAGGCATAAAGGTAGTTATCTCTGGAAGAATCCAGACAGGAAGTTACACGAACAAGGAAGGCGTAAAAGTCTACACAACAGACATAGTTGTTGAGGAACAGGATTTCGCTGAAAGCAAGGCGGTTTCAGAACAGAATAGAGAGAATTATAATCATGAAGGACAGGCTGGAGAATCAGCCGGATCAGACGGATTCATAAATGTTCCAGAAGGATTGGAAGAAGAACTTCCGTTTAGTTAGAAAGGAGAATAATAAAAATGGACAATAAAGAAGTAGAACAAAGATTGATTGACAGCAAGCAGTTAAGGGAAATGTTAAACTGTGGAAGATCAACAGCAGAAAAGATTGCAAACGATGCCGGAGCTAGAGTAAAGATCGGCAAAAGAGTACTTTGGAATGTTAAGAAAATTGACGAACATCTTGAAAAAATCAGCAAATAAAAAGCATTTTACAAAGGAGAAAAAATCATGGAAGAATTAACAAAAGTAGTAACAGAATTACACGCATACGGATTAAAACAGCATACCATCGTGAAGATGGTAAAAGACATTTTTGCCTCTGTAGATAACGCAGAGGTAAAGATCAGCCCGAAATCAGTTAAGAAAACAATCAGATAAGGAGCGAGAAAATGACAGGGAATGAATATCAGAATTTAGCAATGCGAACGAATGACGGCTTAGGAACAGAAAGATTGTTAGATATGGCTGACAATTTAGAACAGGGATTGACTGATGCTATGCCAGAAACAGACATTGATCTTGGAGGCCTTATCAACGGCTTGTTTGGATTGTCTGGAGAATCTGGGGAATTCATTGATATGATTAAAAAATGGATTTTTCACGAGAAGGAATTGGACGAGGATCACGCAAAAAAGGAACTGGGCGACGTTATGTGGTATGTAGCTATGATCTGTGAATCATTCGGCTGGTCGCTGGATGAAATCATGCAGATGAACATTGATAAGCTTAAAAAACGATATCCAGAAGGGTTTGACACAGAAAGAGCAAACAACAGAAAGCCCGAAGACGTTTAGGAGGGTACGGTACATATGGCAAAGAAGGGAATGCTTACGAGAAAGCAGTACAAGAGCATAAAAAAGATGGATCACAATGACATGGAAACATGGGTTGAAAGTATTTATCAAAGCGGATATAATGATGGACGGAAATCTGTTCCTGGGATTGATCTTGAAGAAGTCAAAAAAGTAATTCTTAATATCAAAGGGATCGGAGAAAAGAAAGCTGCAGCCATTATTGAGTCGTTGGATATTAACATGGCGAAAAAAGTTGAGTCAACACAAAAAGAGTGTTAATATAAGGAAGATATATTTTACATTTGTAATATCCTGAGTGCAATAAAAAGCATAGGGGATGCGATGTTCATTCATCCATAAGAAGAATTTACTATAAAAGGATATCTTAGAAAGGAGTCACAATGGTAAATTTGATCGAAATAGGAAAAGTGGAATAAAAGTACCATTCTTAGGAATGGGAACATGGGCGATCGGTGGGAAAAGCAATCAAGGAAACCAGAGCAGGTTGAAGATAATGCCAAGGCATTGGGCGTATGTTTGGAAGAGGCAGATATTGTTCAAATGAAAAAAGATATAGAAACATTATTATAA